AGGAGATCTATGCCATGTGCGCCAACACCTGCCGCCTCGGGGTCGAAACTAAAGAGAACATCTTCACCCCCGGTCCCTCTGGCGAGACATTCAGGAACGAGAATTCCAGAATGCTAGTCATAGGCGATTCCGGAACTAGCGCCACCCGAGTTGGTGACGCCGGTCGGAACCAGAACCCACAGGGTTTTGGATTTTGTTGGGTGGGAGTCAATCCAAACGACATCCTCCTAGAGTTCACTCAGAACATCGAATGGCGACCCGACGCCATCGGAATGGTCATCCAACCCGCCGTTGTGACCAGTCAATCCGGCCACCTCATGCGAATTCGCGCCTACCTCGATACTCATTATCCTGGTTGGAAGACAACCGTCGGCTCCACTGTAAGAAGTGCCGCTTCACGCATCGCTATGGAGGCCTTCTCCGGAACCGCATTATCTTATGCACCCGGACTTCTATTATAATAATAACCCACAAATGAGAATGACGCTGACAGAATATGAGCAGCACTCACCCTAAACCTCACAACAATCCGGACCCAACCACCACAAATAAAATTTGCAGAACCAATAAACTTCGGCCCCTTTTAGGCCAATAAAAACTTCCGCTAGCCGCTAGGTTAGTCTCGACATATTACTGAGACGAATTTCGACTTCAATCGACCGAACGCAAAGCCCTCGGGGATATAACCCGTTGACTATGAATGTGACAGTATGATGATTTCTCAGTCTTTCGACGAACAGAAATTTGTATGGGGTGGTCACTGAGTTCCAAAGACTCAGAGCCGATTAGCAACCATCGCAAGCTAATTTGGATTAAAGCCATTCCCAAGATGAACAGAACAGCACATTCGCTACGATCAGTAGGTGATTAAGTCCGTACATGACGCCATTTTTTCTTTACAAAGATCTCCGGGACCCCACTCGGACAATAAAATTGGGCATGGCAGGAAAGCAACCTCCAAAACAACAAGAAATCGCCAAGGCGCTGACCCAGAGATCAGCAGCGGAGTCGACCGCGGACATGACCGACAAGAAGGACCCCTGATTGGAGAGGGCCGAGAAGTCAAGCTTGAGAAAGGCAAGACTTGCTCGACATGCAGAAAAGGGAAAGCAT